CCCCCGGTGTCCGCACTGTCCCTCTCGGCTCAAGTTCCGGGGCGGCATCGACAACCTCGAGGGCGTCTGTGCGAGCTCGCCGTCTCGACACGGCTCGGTCGACGACGCCATTCACGAGGCCATCGCCGCCGTCTACGACGCCGCGTTCGTCGACGACGCCGACGACCGCCCCTTCGCCGAGGCCCCCATCCTGTTTTGACCCATGTCGGTAGCGCAGTTAGGCGCCTACGACCGCGTCGAGATCGATGTCCTCGGTGAGACGCTCGAAGACACCGTGATCGAAGCCGTTTCCGAGGCGACGTGGAACGATCTCGGGGCCACGGTGCTCCGAGTCGAGACCGACCGCGGCGTGTACCGCACGACTGAGGCAGAACCCATCAACGACTCCCCGGGCACATGATGAATGACGAATCCAAAACTCGTTCGACGACTCGCCGGCGTCGCCACCCTCCTGGTCCTCCTCGGTCTCATCGTCGCCGACACCCTCTACCAGAGCATCACCCTCGCCGCCACCGACAAGATGCTGCTGGTGTCGCTGGTGTCGGGGCTCCTGGCCGTCGACATCGCGGTCCAGCAGTCCTGGAGCAACGCCGCCCGGGCCGCCCTCGAGGCCGGCCTCTCCGAACTCGTGACCGGGGGCGAGGACGATGACTGACGGCCTGCTGACCGCCCACACGCTCAACGTCCTGACGATGCTATCGGGGGCGGTGTGGATCGGCGCCGCCGTCTACCTGCAGATGATCTTTTATCGGCAAGTCCGGGCCTCGATCATCCTCGTGATGGCCGGCGTGGGCGCGGCCCTGATCTTGCTGTCGACGGCGCTGGTCCTTCCCAACAGCCCTCGCCTCGCCATCTTTCTCGCGATCGTCGGGCAGATCATCATGCTGTTTCTCGGGTTGGGGTCTTGGATTCTCATCTGGCGCAAGGCCTCCCGCGGCGAGGAGATCAACCTGCTCGCGGCGCCGTGGTGACCAGCCGTACACATGCCTGAGGTCCTCGTCGAGCCCGACGACACTGCCGCCCGGATCCGGGCGTTCGTCCGTGAGCATCCGGACGTTCGCAAGGCAGAGTACGAGATCGCGGGCGACCCCGTCCAGGGTGCGTGCTACGTGCTCGCAGAGGCGTACTTCCACGCCCGCGGCGGGACCAACAGCGACCTCGAGGTGTACCGGATCGGCTGGGACGACATCTACGACGACGCCTCGGGCGCCCACTGGTTCCTCCGGGACGGCGAGGGCGAGGATGACCCCGTGATCGATCTGTCGCTACCGACTCCAGCACACGGTGACGACGTCCCCTGGAACCGGGCCCGACACCGCGCGTTCATCACCGGGTACGACCCGAGCAACCGCGCGCAGCGCGTCCTCGAGCCGCTGAATCTCGACTGATAAAACAATCAGCCCATGGACGACGACAACCGCTGTCCTGGCACGAACCGACAGGGAGAGCCCTGCGGCCACCCGGCCGGCTGGGGCACTGACAACGATACCGGGCCCTGCAAGTTCCACGGCGGAGCGAGCGAGGGCGGCGCTCGCGACGGCGCCGGCGCCCCGGAGGACAACACGAACGCCGTATCCCATGGGTTGTTCGCCCAGACTAACCGCTTCTACCAGGACGTCATCGGCGACGACCTGCGGGAGCTGTGCGACGCGATCTTCGCGGACTACCTCAATCAGTACCGGACGCGCCACGGCGACCCACCGCTGGGCCACAAGGCGCGGTTGTTCGAGATCTCGGTGAACCACATTAAGATCATCCACGCCGACAACTGGGCGGTCGACAAGCCCTCGAAGCTGGACTCGGGGAACCCGATGGTCGATCGAGAGACCGAGCAGAAGTTCGTCAAGGGTGTCGGCCCGGTCGCCGAGCACACCTACTCGGAGACGGTCGTCGTGGGCACCCAACAGAAGCTCCGGCGCGAGGATCGGGCCTGGTTGAAGGACATGGGCCTGCTGGACGACCCCGAGAGCCAGAAGGCCGACGCCGTCGGTGACCTCGCGAGCATTATCAAGGACGAATCATGAGCACGAACACTGCCTCTGGGGACTCCGAGTCGGCCCTTCGGAAGCTCTACCGAAAGTGCGCGGGGCTTCCCCGCTCCGAGCGCGTCGAGATTCTGTTTGACTTCGAGCCGACGGAGTATCAGGCCGACCTTCTTGATCACTTGGAGCAGACGGACGCCGGTCGCGGGGCACCACAGAAAGGCCGCCAGGTGGGTGCGACCATGACGGCCGGCGTGATCGGCGCCGATCACGCACTTTGGGCGCCCAAGCTGGTCGGGGAGCCGACGGACGTGCTGTTCGCGGCGCCGGGCCAGGAGACGGCCGACGAGATGTTCGAGGAGTGCAAGCAGCGGTTTCGTGACGGACCGCTCACCCTCGAGCAGTACGGCGTCATCAAGGATAACGAGCAGACCTGGAAGTTTTCCAGTGGGACGCGGGTACTCTCACGGACGCTTGGGAACGTCGGCCAGGACGAGCAGCCCGGGAATCGGGGGAAGAGCCCGACGTGCGTCATCATCGACGAGGCAGCCTACGAGCGCGACCGCGTCTACACCGAGGAGATCGAGCAGTTCTTTATCACCCATCCGGTGTACGAGTACGTCCTCTTCTCGACGCCGGCCGGCAAGTCGGGCTACTTCTACGAGAAGGTCGAGCAGGACGACGACTGGTTCAGTCCCTACTGGCCAACCCGCATCAGCCCCTATGCCCAGGAGAGCTACATCGAGGAGCAGCGGGAGAAACTCGACTCGGCAACCTTCGCCCAGGAGTACGAGGGTGAGTTTGCCGACGACGGTGGGTCGGCGATCCCTCACGAGACGCTCAACCCGAACATCAACCCGGACGCCGAGATGCTCCAGTCCCGATCGCGCTACCTGGGGATCGACCCGGCGCGCGGTGGCAAAGACGAGATGGTCGTGTTCGACCTCGACGCGGTCGGCGTCTGCCGGAACATCTGGGCGTTCGAGACGATGGACGGGCCGCGGTTCGTCGAGCTCCTCGAGATCCTCCACCAACACAAGTCTGATCTCGAGCACTGGGGGACGACGCCGGCGCCGGCGGAGGGCAGCGGCCAGACGCCGACCGACGGCTACGACATTATCCTAATCGAGGAGAACGGCGTCGGCGGGTTCGCGGCTGACTTCGCTGAGGCCGGTCTGGGATCGGTGATCCGTGTTGTAAACAGCACGAACGCCACGAAACAGAACATCTACCAGCGGCTCATCACCGATCTGGAAGACGGTCAACTGGCCCTCCCGAACAACCGGACGCTGATCCGTCAGACGACGAACCTCGAGAAGACCTTCACCCCAACTGGTAAGGCGAAGTACGAGGCGCCGTCGGGGAAGCACGACGACTGGCCGGACGGTATGGCGTTCGCAAACTGGGCGCGTCACGGTAACGGCGATCGCCTTGACGGCGTCGGGAAGACGGTCCGTCGCCGGTCGGGATCGTCGCCGACCAAAGGTAACCTCAACACATGAGCACATCACAGTCATCCGGACCGATCCGGGGTCGCGTCGAAGCGCTGGCCGAGCGGCTCTCGCAGTCGGTCGAGACGGTCACGCGCTCGAGTCGCATCTTCATCGAGAGCAGCGACGTCGACGACCTGAACCCGCCCGACGACATTGACCAGTACCACGGGTACTACCGCCAGATCGGGATCGTCCGCGGGAACATCAACCAGTTCGTCCGCGACGTTGTCGGCCCGGGCGTCCGGATCAAGGCCGACAGCGACACCACCGAGGCGTACTTCACGGGCGACTTCGGCGGCGACGCCCCTGAGTGGGCGCCAGCCGGTGGGTTCCTCGACAACTGCGCCGTCATCGCCGGTGAGCGCAACCAACCGTTCTACCCCTACCTGAAGGCGAGCGTCGTCCAGAAGTGGACGCGGGGGACCGTCCTTCACGAGTACCTCAAGAGCGAGGACGAGAAGGAGGACCCCGAGTTCCAGATCCAGGGCTTCAAGCACATCCGCCCGGAGACGGTGTCGGCCCGCACCCACAGCAACACGAACATCTTGGTCGCCCCCGACGAAACCGATCTCGACCTCGACGACGACGAGATCACGCCCCGCGACGAGGCCGCGGCGTACGTCCAGTTCGACGACCAGTCGATCGTCGGCCGGCGGAACGGGGGTATGGACGAGGACGAGGTCCCCCTCAGTCAGAACGACGTCCTCAAGCAGGTGAACGACCCCGACATCGGGGGTGACGACGCGACCGAGGACGGGATCTGGGGGACCCCGGTCCTCGAAGCCTGCGGCGAGGACTGCGAAGGGTATGTCGAGATGAAGCGCGACCTGCTCCGGGCGATCAAAACGAAGGGGTACGGTGTCTGGTCGGCCCAGTTCAACACCGAGGTCGTTGATGCCGGCGACGAGATCATCCTCACCGAGTGGTCCAACACGGAGCAGGATGATTGGGTAGATGGCGTCGACGGACTCGGTCCGGGAGACATCATCGGCCACGACGGCTCGATCGAGCTGGACAAGTGGGAGCCGGACGTCCCCGACCTCGAATACCCGCTCCAGCACCTCGTCGACGACATCCTCGCCGCGCTGCCGGCGCCGAAGTACGCGACCGCACACGGCGAGCAGATCACGCAGCACGTCACCGGCGAGCAGTCCGAAGACTACCAGGACCTCGTCGAGGAGGAGCGCAAGGCCCAGGAGCGCGACTGGACGCAGGCGTTCCGCGAGGTCGCTGATCGCCATCCGAATCTCGATCCCGCCGGGCTCGAGGTCAAGATCGCGCCGGAGGAGAGCTCCAACCCCGTCGCTCAGCTTGAGGATGAGCAAATCGAGAAGATGGAGCAGTTCATGACGGCGCTGAACGAGGGGCTCGGCCCCGTCCCCGTCGACTCCGTCCTCGACGTCCAGGAGTTTCTCCAGGTCACGATGGACCTCCCCGAGGACGTCTTTGTCACTGGCGGGGTCGACGTCGACGAGTCCGACCCGGACATCCAGCGCGCCGCCGAGGAACTGACGGGGTCGACCCCAGCGGAGGCTGACGACTGATGGAAACGAAACAGATATTCACACAGTCGGGCCGCTTTGTCGACGTCGTCGACTGTTGGTACTGTCCGGAATGTGGTTACCGGTGGGGCGGGCGAGACCGGGCCCCACCACACCCGCACTGTCCAGAGTGTTGAGATTCAGTGATGCGGAAATGTCGCTGATGGACGTCACAATTGCCCTCGCGGTTGAACTCTCGGTCCCGCTCTCGATGGCGGTGTCCCTGGCGTACTACAACTGGCGTCGCGGCCAGCTCGCCGACCGGGTCCGGGACGGTGATCGCTCGTGAGCGCTACTGCAGCCGACGGCGACACCGGTCCACCTGCCCCGACGGCCGCCCACGAGCGCCACGTCGAGCGTGTCCAGGAGCGAGACGAGCCGACCCGGACGAAGACACTTCGGAAGACGTACGCCCAGCGTCTCCGCGGGCGGTGGGATGCAATCATGGCGGCCCTCCGGAAGGGCATCATTGAGTTTGATGCCTTTGGCCTTCGGACTGAGGCACTGGTCGATCCACCCCGTAACTTCGACTTCGACAGGGAGCCCAAGCAAGTCAAGCGGTTCGATCAGTGGCTGCAGCGCCAGACTGAGCGCGAGATCCTCCAGCAGTACGGCCAGGACAACCAGTGGGTCAGGCGGGCCTACCAACGGGGTGTTTCGGACGCCCGGACGGAACTTCGAACCCTCCAACTGGGGCAGTCCGGCGAAGTGACGGCGTCCACCCTACAGCTCCCGGTTCACCGTGAGCAACTACAGGCGTTGTACACGCGGAACTACGGCGCCCTCCAGGGGATGACGGACGCTTCCGCCAACCAGATGCGGCGGGTTCTGTCTGAGGGTTTGGGGAGCGAGCAGGGCCCGAAGGCGATCGCCCGCGATCTCGCCGACCGCATCGACCACGTCGGCAAGCACCGCTCGAACCTGATCGCCCGAACCGAGGTGATGCACTCGCACAACCGGGCGCGGGCGACCGAGTGGCAGCGCGCCGGCGTCGAGCAGGTCGAGATCCTCATCGCCCCGGGCGCGTGCGAGGAGTGCATCGCCCTCAAAGCGGGCGACCCCTACTCGGTCGAGGAAGCTCCCGGGCTTCTCCCGCAGCATCCACAGTGCCGATGCAGCCTATCCATCCACACCGGTAGCTGACGGCCGTTCTGGGGAGCGATGACGCACGCCAGGGCCGAGCACCAGACCTGGCACGGACGTTTTCGAGACAGTGAGTTACAGATGACACCCTACGAGATTCTGAGCGACGGGGCCGCGATGGCCGCCGTCGCAGCCGAACCGAGCGACGACCAACTCCCGGTCCACGGGGTGCTGTTCGGCGTCGACGACGTCACCCAGGGTCTCTCCGGAAAGCGGACCCGGTGGCCGGCGGACGTCCTCGAGCAGATGGCCGACGACGCCATCTTCGAGGGCAAGCCGATCACGCTGGCCGACTCGCTTGACCCCGAGCAGCACGTCGGCGTCGAGAAGACCGAAGACGGCGCCTCGGTGACGGGCGTCGTCTCGATGGACGAGAAGGTTGGCGAGATCACGGCGACCACCTTTGACGAGGACGCCGGCCTGCTCTACGAGGGCTTCATCGTCGACTGGGAGGCCGAGGAGGCCGTCGAGTCCGGCCTCGCCCAGGTGTCGCCGGTCGTCATCCGCGACGTCGAACTCGTGGAGGGCGAGGAAGGCGACCCCGACGCCCTGTACGAGCCGACAACGGTACTGGCGGCCCGGGACGTCGCCCTCGTTGCCGATGGGGCAATCCCGTCGAACGAGATTGCCGTCGGCAACTCGCCCGACATCGGTGACGGCGTCGCCGAGGCGCTGTCGGCGCACTACGACGTCGACGCCGAGGCACTCACAGACGATCACCGGGGCGGTGATGACGGCCCGAACGACCCCGCCGGAGACGGCAAGGGCCAGAGCACCCCGGCCAACGACGGTTCGCTTACAATGGATCTTACAGACCACGAACAGGAGCTGGTCGCGGCAGCCCGGCAGAAGGACGACCCCACGGTCGTCGAGGCCGAGGTGCGCGAGCGGCTCGATGAACTCGAGGAACAGTACGACGAACACGAGGAGCTGATCGATGAGGCGGCTGCCGTCGATGACCCCGAGGTCATGGACGCCGAGCAGGCCGAGGCGATGCGCGAGCGCGTCGACATCGTCGAGGAGATGATGGCCGAGGCCCTGACCGAGCAGAAGGGGCTCCGCGAGGCCACCGTCGAGGCCATGTCCTTCGAAGCCATGGCCTCGGAGTTCGAGACCGACGAGGGCGACCTCGACGTCGAGGCGCTCACCCAGAGCCCCGAAACTGGCTCTGGGCCGACCTCGACCAGCGGCGGCGGCAGCGACGGTCCGACCGACGAGGACCGCGACCGCATCAAGGAGATCGACGACAAGCTCTCGACCGTCGGCGGCGCGCTCCCCGACGAGCGCGTCGAGGCGCTCCGTGAGGAGGCCGCGGATCTGGCCGACGCCGACGACTACGAGGGCGCACTGGAGGTGCTCTAAATGGGAACCAACGAAGGGCAGGCCGGGGGCTCCAGCACGGAGACCATCGGCTACGACGACAGCAGCGACACGACCAGCGCCGGCGACGCCGTCGGCATCACTGGCGGCGAGATCGAGCCGGGGACGGACTCCGAGAACCTGCTCGGCGTCCGCGCTCGCGGCCGGGCGACCGCAGACGGCACCATCGCCCCCGTCCACGTCAGCGGCCCCTGTGTGGCGGCCGTTGAGGGCTCGGTGTCGGCCGGCGACGATCTGGACCTCGGGACGACCGGGGCCAACGGTGAACTGGAGACGACTGCGGGAGGGCCCGCCCACGCCCTGTCCGACGAGAACGGCAGCTGGCGCGGTCAGACCGCGCCGGCGGGGTACGCGTGGGTCCTTCTGTGAGGTGATCTGAGATGGCACAAACTGCATCCGACATCATCAGCGACGACGACGTTCGCGCGATCGTCGACAAGATCCGCAACAAGAAGTACCAGAACCGGCGGGCGTTCCGCGACTACGACGCCACCGACAACGACTCGAACAGCGTCGAGTTCCCCGTCTCTGACGGCGACTTCGACGGCGACGTCGCCGAGGTCCCGCCCGGGTCCGAGTACCCCCGGGCGACCAAGGCCTACGACACCGTCGCGGCCGCTCACACGAAGTACGGGTTCGAGATCGCCATCCCCGACGAGGACGTCGAGGACAACGTCATCGACATCGTCCTCGACCAGGAGGAGGACATGGTCCGCGCCGAGGAGACTCGGATGGACGCGATCGCCTACGGCGTCCTCTCGAACAACACGAACTCGGCGGGGCCGATCGACGCAAACTCGAACTCCAACGGCACCATCGAGTACGACGACATCGGTGCGGCTCGCGAGCAGGCGTTCCTTGACGAGCTGGACCTGGGAGAGATCATGCTCATCACGGGCGGTCAGAACATGACCGACTTCACCAGCATGGACGAGTTCACCCAGGCGTCCGAACTCGGCGACATGGTCATCGAGCAGGGCATCCTGCCCGGCGGCAACCTCGTCGGACAGCAGGCGTTCCTGGGGACCGTCAACGACATCCCGGTCTACCTCTCGAACACCGGCGACTACAGCGACGGCGAGGCCTACCTCGTCGACCCGACAAACTTCGGCTGGGAATCCACCCGCCGGGCCGTCGACGTCTCGCAGTACCGCGAGGAGGACAAGGAGCAGGACGTCTGGCAGATCGACCAGCGCGTCGACTTCGTCGCCACGCAGGCGACCGCGAACATCGCGATCGACACCTGATCGGAGGTAGCACATGCGCTATCTCCTTCATGACAGCGGCGGGGCGGGCGAGCTTCGCAACCAGCAGGTGCTGGGTGACGCCTCACCCATCGAGTTCGACGAGGACGGTCGTGCTGGCCCGGTCGGGGACGAGCTCGCCGAGAAGGTTGCAGCCATGGACGCCCACGTCTCCCTCGGGAAGCGTGTCCGTGGCGACGCCGCCGACGAGACCGACGACGCCAACGGCGAGGCCGACGAAGACTTCGACGCCGAGGCGTTCGTCGACCGGACGCCGATGGAGGACGTCGTCGCCGACATCGAGTCGGGCGACTACGACGACCACCTCGAGGCGATTAAGGACGCCGCCGACCGACAGGGCGTCGAAAAGGCTGTCGACAAGCGACCGGCCGGGGAGTAACCCGTGGCGACGGCGACCGCACAGCCGGACGACGTCCGCGGGGTGCTCGGACTGGCCGACCCAGCGACCGATCCGGAAGCACTCGACGACGCGGCGATCCAGTCGAAGCTGGACGATGCCGCCTGGGAGATCGAGGAGGCCAACGACACGAGCGACTGGTCGGCCGATCGGACCAAGCAACTCGAGAAGTACCTCGCTGCGCTCAAGATCCGGACGACCGTCGACCGGGCGGTTGAGGAGGGCTCCCAGGAGAGCGCCTCAGTCGTGTTCGAGGGCTCGTCGGTGCAACAGCTTCGGGCCGAGGTGTCCAAGCGCGACCCGAGCAACACACTCGCGAGTGGCCTGCTGCGCGACACCGACCGCAATATCTCGACGACGGGGTGACCATGGGCGCCAGCATCCGCGGCCTCGCCGCGCTTTTCGATCGGTTTGACGGTCTTCGCGACCGGTGGGGTGGCAAGGTCACCTGGGTCGTTGGGTCGTCCGGCGTCGAATACGCCGTCTACCTCGAGACCGGCACGAAGGACATGCCTCCCTACCCCTGGTTTAGGCCGGCGATCATCCACGTCATGCGGGCCCGAGGCGACGCGATCGCCGACAGCGTCGACACTGCCGACGAACTCGTCAAGGAGCTCGCCAAGGAGATGATGAACCAGATGAAGGAGAACGTCAACGCCGGTGAGGCGGCCGACCGCAGCCCCGGCACCGATCCCGAGCACCCAAAAGTCCAACTCGGCAACCTGCGGGCGAGCATCACCGCACGGCGCATCAGGTAACTTACGACATGACCTTCGAGAATCAGACCAGTCGCGCGTTCCGGCGTGTGGGGAAGACGCTCGGCCGTCGGCTCACCGTCGAGACGTTCACCCCCGGCACGGACGGTCTGGGTCGCCCCGACGGGACGACGACGTCGTCGACGTCGACGACCTACCAGGGTCGCCTCGAAAGTTCGAGGCAGTCCGACCGCCATCAGGACGCCGGCGGCGCCGACATCGAGTTGGACGTCGAGATCTGGCTCCCCGACGACGTCGACGTGATCCCCCGCGACTCCGATGGCGACCAGGAGATGCGCATCGTCGACGAGCGGACGGGCAAGGAGTTCGTCCCGCTGGACTATCACGACGAGGGCAACGGCTGGGTCCGCGTCGAAGCGGTGGAGGGCGTGAATGCCGAGTGAGAACCCCCTGGACACGATCGTGAAGCTGCTCCGACGCGAGTTCGAGGCGGCGGCCGTATCGGTTCCGTTCACCAACGACGACGACATCGAACCCGTGACCGACGGATCGCCACCCGACCCGCCGTACGTGACCGTCTCGAACAAGGACGAGTCCGTGGTGGGTGGCGGCGACACGAACGTGACGGGCTTCGCGCCCGACGGCAGCGGCGGCGTCCAGATCAACCTCGGAACGCTGCTCGTCGAGTGCAACGGTGGCCACCGGCAGACCGACGACGTCGCCGAGACGGTCGCCGACGAACTCAGCACGGAGGCGCGGCAGGTCCTGAAAGAGACTCACACCGAGGGCGACCTGCGGGTGTTCTACCCGACGGCGCCGACTGCGGTTCGAAAGACCGATCGCGAGCCCCCGGAGCACGCCGAGCAGTTTTTCGCGACCTACCAGTACGAGGCCTGACAGATGTACATCAAAACCGAGAACACCGCGACGCGCTCGCTGAAGCTCCCCTGGATGGCCGAGCCGGTCGAGTTCACCGAGGACGGGACCGGTCGCTGTTCGCGGGAGCTCGGCGAGCGCCTGGTCGAGGAGGTCGACGCGATCGTCGACCACCCCGACAAGCACGAGAGCAGCCAGGAGGACTAACACATGGTAGAACCTGACGAGGGTGGAATGCGGCTCCAGCGGGCCGAGTTCGCTCGTGAACCCGATCCTGGAGTCGCCCCCACCGATCCGAGCTTCGAGGCGTACAGTGACACAGTGATGATGTATCCGGGCTGGGACCCCGATGCGAATATCGAGGCCCAGCGCGGCGTCGGTACGTACCGTCCGGAGAACTTCTTTGCCGGGCCGGAGGATCACAGCGGCGTGAGGATCGCCTACCACCTGCAGCGGTGGATCACCGATGGCGGGAGTCCAAACGACGCTCACGCAGACGGGCTCCAGAGAGACGCCGACAACCGAGCGCAGAACACCCACACGTTCGTCGGTCGTGAGGAGCACAACGCCGGCGGCGTCGCGGGCGGCGGCCGGCGGATCTACTACGTTGGCCAAGGGGGGTACGTCGCGAGTGGCGAACTGCCGTTCGCGACCGACACTGCCCTTCCCATCGAGACGAGCATCGAGTACGACTTTCAGCGGTTTATGGTGTTCGTCGTCGACCAGCCGAGTGCGTCGACGACGCTGTACGCCAAGTCGACCGACGCAGCCGACACGTCCCAGACGCTCACCATCGAGGACGAGGGCGCGGGAACTACCGAGGACGTCAACCTCAACGGAACGACTGCCCAGCAGACGACGGCCTCGTTCGGCGACATCGACGCGCTGTGGCTCGACGCCGAGTGTGAAGGAACCGTCGAGGTCTACGACGGCGACCCCTCCGGGTCGGCGAACAAACTCGCCGAGATCGGCGGCGCCGGCGACTACGACCAAGGCGAGGGTGACCTCGGGATCCCGGCGCTCGGTTCGGGGTCGCATGCGGGTAGTGTGGGATCGTCCTTCGAGCACTTCATTGACGACACGATCGAGGCCACCACCGGGACTCTCGGCGGCACCAATGCCCGCGTCGTCTCGTCGACGTTCTCGTACGACAACGGCACCGACGCGGACACCGTCGGCGGGCGCTTCCGAGATGTCTACATGGGCGAACAGACACTCACGCTTGAGGCAGACGTCTTCGGTCCGGAAGCGAACGCCCAAGAGATTCGCCACCACCTCCAGAACAGCGGCATCGACGTCACGTGGACCGCAGACGCCGGGACGCTCGAACTGCTGGCTGGAACGC